ATCCCATTGCTTCCACAGCAGGGACGATTGCCGGTAGCGCGCTGACTGCAGGCGGCTTGTCTCAGGCTGGCGTTCTTCCATCGGGAATGTTGCCGCAGGGCGCATCGCTGCTGTCGAGGGTAGGTGTAGGTGCTGGTGAAGGATTTGGTCTTGGCGCTCTTCAGGGGGCAGGAACCGGGGAGGGTGATGGTAGTGTAGAAAACGCACTGTATAACGGTGCCATCGGCGCTGTTGCTGGCGGCGCTCTTCCAGCCGTGGCTCAAGGTGTATCGTCTGGATATCGCTCTATTGCAGACATGTTGGCTCGGAATAACGCAGCGAATGCAGCCGGAACAACGCCAGAAGTGGCATCAAGTCTGGCGCGTATCCTTGCCGCAGATGGGTCTCTTGGCCCGCAAGGGCTAAACAACATGCAGGCTGCAGGCCGTGAGGCGATGCTGGCCGATGCTGGCCCGAATGCCCGACAGGTTCTTGACCGAAACATTCAGCGAGGGGGGCAGGGCGGAGTTCTTGCTAGAGATCGTATCGATGCCAGAGTAGGCAGAGACGCGCAAGCCCTAACTGATGTTCTCGATACAACGCTTGGCTCCCCTCAGGGCCTGACTTCTGCTGGTTCCTCAATACGTCAAGGAACGGCTGCAGCTCGTGGTAACACTTATGATGCCGCTTATGCTGCACCAATTAACTATGCTGATCCTCGTGGTGCTGCGATTGAGGACATGGTTAAAAATCGCGTTCCGCGTTCCGCAATTGCGAAAGCGAATGAATTGATGCGAGTTGAGGGGCTTAAATCTCAGCAGATCAAAGCAAACTTCGCGGATGATGGCACCGTAACCTTTGAAACTCTCCCTGACGTCCGCCAACTTGATTACATCACTCGTGGCCTGAATGATGTTGCTAGTGAGGCTGACGGTGCTGGAGCTATGGGTGGAACCACCGCAGTAGGCAGAGCTTATGGCGATCTTTCCAAGGAACTTCGCGGAAACCTAAGAGAGCTTGTCCCTGAGTACGGCACTGCACTCGATACGGCATCGGACGCCATATCTCAGTCCAAAGCTTTGAAGCTCGGAGCGAATATCCTTTCTCCCTCGTCTACGATGGATGATATAGCTATCGCTACCCAAGGCATGTCCGCTTCGGAACGAACGGCCTTGAAGCAGGGTATTCGCTCTAATATTGAGAACCGCGTGGCAAACGTCACAAGGACCGTTAAGGATGGCGACACAGACGCACGTGAGGCCATAAAGGCCATCAAAGATCTGTCCAGCCGCGCCAATCGAGAAAAGGTTGCATCGGCCATCGGCGCTGATGACGCGAAGACCCTTTTCGATGAAGTTGACCGCGTTTCAAAGTCTTTCGATCTTCGAGCTTCCGTTGCTGATAATTCAGCGACATATGCGAGGCAAGCCGCAGACAAAATGTTGACTGACATTAACGCGCCTGGGCCTCTAGGGAAACTCCAGCGTGGAGAGCCTTTGAAGGCGGGTAAGTCTGTTGCACAAATTCTTACCAATACGACGCCCGAAGCGGATCTCCTCAGAGAGGACGCTTTGTCGGCACAGATCGTTGATCTTCTAACTCGCCCCTCACAGCAGGCAATTCCAGCTTTCCAGGCGATGCAGAATTACCAAGGTCAGACGATTGCAAATCAAGCAAGGGCCAACCGGATTGCTGAATTGCTCTTGAGCGCAAGGTCTGGCGTCTATCCCAGCGCGCCGCTCCTAAGAGGAGACAGCAAACGATGAATACACACATCAAAACAAACGGGACTACAGAAATATTTTCTGATAAATCTTTCATGAGAAAGATAAGCGGAATTATTAGAATGGCCGCAATGGCATTGGAAACGAAGTTAGACATGAGGTTAATCTAATGCCTGATGACAGTTCTGGCAACTATTCTGTCCCTGCAGGGACCCTCGTAAACACTGGTGACACGGTTCTTCCGTCGCAGCATAACCCATGGGCAAACGATAGCTCTACAGCTATTTCCAACCGTTTTAGCAAAGACGGTCGCGCTCCTGCAACCGGCAACTGGAACCTTAATGGATTCCGTATCACTCAGCTTGGAACCCCTTCTGCTGCTGGAGACGCCACGACTAAAACTTACGTCGATACGGCAATTACTGCAGTAAACAGTTCACAGCCAAAGATCGAGAATCTTGCAGCAAACCGGCTTGCCTTGGCGGCTGACAAGGGAACGTCTTTCCGGTTTTCTGGCAATCGAACTCTCACATTCCAGCCCGCCGCAACTCTCGGCGCTAATTGGTGGTGTGAGGTTTGGTCCAAGAGCGGCGTCGTCACGCTAGATCCCGACTCTGCAGAGACCATTGAAGGATCGGCAACGATGCTTATCCAAACAGGAGAGCGTTGTATTGTCTTTTGCACTGGAACCCTGTTTTACGCAATTACAGCTTCAACATCGTACTCCGGTCCTCAGCTTCAGGGCTATTACTTCGGTCTTGGCCTGACAACCGCAGCCGATGCAGCGAACGATATCACCGTAGCAACGGGTGCTGCCGCTGCTGACACTGCCAACTACGACCTCATGCAGCTTACGTCTGCCATCACCAAGCAGATTGATGCAACGTGGGCCGTGGGTAATAATGCAGGCGGTCTCGATACAGGATCTGTTGGTAACAACACCTATTACATCTGGCTTATCCGCCGTCCTGATACTGGGGTAGTGGATGCTTTGTATTCACTGTCGTCCACTGCGCCAACGATGCCGACGAACTATACGCAGAAGCGACTGATCGGGCAGACCATTCGGGCCAGTGCGACGAACGGTACGCCTTCGAGCATCTGGGTTGACCTCACAAATCGTGGGCGAAAATTCTTCGGGACGTTCGCTCTCTCCGGAACGGCGACGACGATCAACAGCATCCCGCCTGCCGTATCTGTCGTCCACATCATTTTTCCTGGCCTGACGGTCAGTGCATCAGCAAAGCCTCTTGTGAGAATGGGGACATCCGGGAGCATTTTTGCGACGGGATATAGTGGTTTTGGGGGCGCTATAGCTTCAGGTTCTGCAGGCGGTTCAGCGGACACGACAGGCATTCCCATTGCTGGAGGCGGTACGACTACTGGAACGTGGAGGTCGTCGGTAATGCTTGAACGGTCGGCCCCTGGCTCGAATATTTGGCAGATCACGTCTGTTGGCTACAGCATTAATGGTGCGGCAGTTGGTGTGAATAGCACCGAAATCGACCTAGGAGCTGAGCTTACACGTCTGCAAGTCACGACAGCCGCAGGCACAGCAACCATTGGTGATAACGCCAACATTTGGGTGGAGTTCTGAGAATGACGACGCAAACGGTCTATGAGAAGGTCGGTGGCGAATGGGTATCTCGCCAAGAGGCATATGTCCCGCCTGCTTACACGCCCGCGATTGGCGACTATGAGTCCGCCATTCAAGAGACTATTGACGCCGCCGCTAAATCTCGCCGCTACGCTGACGGCAACTCCATGGATGGCTACGTCACATCAACCGTGCCCGCTTGGGCAGAAGAAGCTCAGGCGTTCGTCGCTTGGCGGGATAATGTCTGGCAATTCGCCTATTCCGAGTTAGCCAAGGTTCAGGCAGGAGAGCGCGAGCAGCCAAGCGTCGATGGTTTCCTTGCAGAACTACCGGAGATCGTCTGGCCGTGATCCTCCGATACATCCTCTACTGGCCCGTCAATCTCGTGCTGGTTCTGCTTGCCTACATTCTATCCCCATTCCTTGCTCTATGGTCGATGAAATATGGCCCTGTCCTCCCCGGAAAGTGGCGCTGGTTCTCTACCTTGAACGGCACACTAGACGGCGGGATTGAACAGCACGTCCCAGGGTTCGACCCGAACGCCAAGGGCTTCAACCTCTGGTGGCATCGTACCCGCTGGACGTGGCGTAATCCCTGCAACGGCTGGCAGTCTGAGCTATTGGGGATTAAGAGCATTGATCAAGGCTTCACGGTGAAGAAAGACATTCCGCTGTTTGGCAAGTTTTATCTCAAGCTCTGGCTTGGCTGGAATCCAAACAAGCGCGGTGGCAACTACTATCCTTTTATATTCCAGTGCTCAATTCGGAGAAAGTAAATGACATATCAGCTACCCAAGGAATGGCTTCAGCCCGTACAGATGAAGCGCGTAATTCTGCATTGGAGTGCGGGGGGCTGGAAAGCCTCTGATCTCGATAAGGAACACTATCACTTTATCGTAGAGAATGCCGGTAACGTTGTCCGAGGCGACCACACGATTGCCGATAACGTCAATACGGCTGATGATGACTACGCGGCACATACGCGAGGTTGCAACACAGGCTCTATCGGCGTCTCTATGGCTTGCATGGCTGGCGCGGTAGAAAGCCCGTTCAATGCCGGTAAATATCCAATGACTGAAACCCAATGGAACCGAGCTGCTGACGTGGTTGCGGCATTGGCGACATTCTACAAGATCCCCGTAACGGACAAGACGATCCTTTCTCACGCAGAGGTTCAGGCCAATCTTGGCATTCAGCAGGCAGGTAAATGGGATGTTGCACGTCTCCCCTTCGATCCTTCGACGGTTGGCGCGAAGGCATGTGGCGATAAGTTCCGCGCTATGGTGAAAGCCAGGATGTAAATGGGGCCGCTCAGCAAGTTCTTCATGGATCATAAGGCGTCTGCAGAGTGGGCAACTCGTCGGCGCATCATCATTCTTACGCTCATATGGGCTGCAGGGTTGATTACCTACCTTTCAGTCATAGGGAGGCCGACCTCCTTGAATGAGGCGATAGCGACTAACCTCATCTTTCTCATGGGCGGTATAATCGGATCGTATGTATTCGGTGCAGTCTGGGAACAAAATGCTTCCAGAAAAGCTGATCTTGCACAACAGTCAATTGACCAAGGAACGACGAATACAGAGGTAAAGGTTGAGCCATGACAGCGATTATCACATGGCTCCTCACCTCAAAGATAGGCCGAATCCTTCTAGGCGGGCTGATTATCGTCGGAGCCTTTTTCGCCTTCCGTGCTTGGTTGGCGTGGCACGATTCAAACGTGGCTGAAGCCGCAAAGAATGGTTATGTTCTCCTAGCCGAGAAGACCGCAGCAGAAGCCAAAGCCGCAGAGATCCAGCGCCAGCTAGACGCAGCAAAACAATCCCTCGCCACCTTTCAAAAGCGCCTAGAGACTGAAACCGCGCAGGACAAGATAGATGATCAGAAACGCGAGGATGAGATAAAATCCTATGAACTGCTACTCTCCGAAGCTAATCGCAAGTGCTTGCTTGATTCTGGTGACCTTGAGTTCCTGCAGCGCTAATAAACGTCTCAATGCCGCAGCTACCACTCAAGGCCAGATCCAGGCTCGTATCAACCTGCCAGAATACCCCACAGACTGCCGCTCCAAGGAATCCCACGCCTCTATCAAGGTTGGTGATGAAGTCAGGTCAGTGCTAAAACGTGAACGTGCCGCACTTGACCGGCAGAACATGAGGACAGACCGATGCGCGGCCTTCTACGATACCACAGCATCAAAACTGGCGGGCAAATGAGCATCGGCGAACTCGGCAGGCTCTTTAGCGTTGGAATAGTCTGCTTTGCCTTGGGACTTCTTTCTGGCTTATATATCAACAGTTTGATATAACAGCTTCATGAAATGCCGGAACTACTTTATGTGAGCCCAGCTTCTTCCTGAAATTATATTCAATATCTGATTTTTTGATACAGGGTATTCCCTGGCTATTTCTCTAGGCGTCTTTTTTGAGGATCTTATATCTAATATGTCTTTTTCTGTGAGCTTTGAGGAGCCGTGCCTTTCCCCTCGCATTACGGTGCCATGGATTTCTTTATCCATAGCGTTTTCATGAGGAGTCTTCCACTTCAAATGAGACGGATTGCAGCACCCCAAAGACCCTTTGCCGCATTCGTGGGCTGCGTGAATATTTTTGTCTCTTGGGCCATACAACTTTTCGCAAATGTACCGGCAAACTGAAGAAGTTTTCCCGTCTTTCCAGAAAATTGCGTATCCCTGCCGGTTTTTGCTAAAGGGCCATATGATGCACTCATTCTCTGGATTCATGCCCAAGAGAATCTCAATGAAATAAGCCGCTTCTCCCTTGCGGGATTTTGTCTTAAAGAATAGATTGTAGGAAGCCACTGCATCTTCTCCATGCTTGGTTAGAAGCCGTACAAGCGCTCGTTACGCTTTGCGGCTTTCGCATTTTTAGCATATAACCATTTGTGATTAAATGCCACGGGTGATTTATGAAATGCCAGATGCGAGTATAGGGAAAGCGGCTTCAAGCCTCATAGAGCAATCTCCCGTATGGGGGTCTATAGTTGTCATCCTGTGCGCCGTCGTCGTTTTCATGTACTGGCGCAATTCAGAAGCCCAAAAAGCCCTACTGAATGCCAAGCAAGAGCATCTAAACGATATCAAAAAAAGCAATGAAATCACGGAGCAAATCAAGGGGATTATCGTTCCACTGATTTCTAGTATAGAATCCATGAAGACCGTCCTTGAGATCCTAAAGGATAGGACGAAGCCGTGAAACTTTTTGGTATGTTTAAGAGCAAAAAGCACGTAGAAATAGAGAAAGAGCTTGAGACTGAGCGGGCGAAAGTTATTGACCCCAATCACGACCAAGCTTTGCGCTCGGCATCCCATATCTTGAACGTAATGTCCAATGCACTGAGTATCATGGCGGAAGAAGATGCACAGACTCGTAGGTAACTCTCTGCTGCTCGGCGTGTTCGCCGTGCTGATGCTTTACGTCATCATATCACTTGTAATCCCCAGCCCTATCTTCGCGGCTGGTATGTCTATCTTCCTTATGCTTTCCGCTCTACTGGGGGTGCGTCGGTATGCGCCAGCCAGCTACGATATCCTGGTAAACAAGCTCAGGAGTGAGAAAAGGGATGGATCTCACTTCGTCGTCCTAGGCATTACATTCATCGCCCTAGGGCAAGTGTATCAAGGTGTTTACGGCGTCTTTTGGGAAGCCTATGGCCGCCCTATGGATTGGATTGGTACTTGGTATTCTCGTCTAGGTCACCTAATGACCATAGGCGGTTTTCTGAGCCTCTACTTCTCCCCAACCTTTACGGAAGGCCCTCCCAAACTAAAGAATGCTTTGATTGTTGGCATTCTGTTTATCTTGTCGGTTATTGGCGCGTTCCTGGCTGGTGGAAAATTCTTCAATCCGACGAATGATGAGCTTTTGCGCTTTATCCAGATTCACGGCGCTAGCGTTCCATCTTGCGATGCCTCTAACCCATACTGGATTTCCAGTTCAGGGCGCATTCACGGCCCTCTTTCCCCTTACCGCTGGCAGATAAAGCCAAAGCAGTGTTTCCCCACTCAGCAAGCCGCTATTGACGCCGGATACCGCCCTATTGGTTGGGCTAAATCGGACTCTACGTTCCAAATTCTAAAACGGCCAGCCACAGAACCGCAGCCCACGCCAGAAGCGAAAGAATGACGACTGCTATCATTCCATATCCACGCGCTGTCATTGTTCACCAACCGTAGGAACCAAAAACCATTTTACATCCTGCATATGGTTACTGGTCTCCTTTATCCACGCTTGTTCAAGCTTTCCATGCTTATTCCAACGAATATTGGCGGTTGGATAAGTCCACACGTGAGGCGTATTCTCTTTCCACTCATTCAGGCTTATTTCTTCTTCACTCATCCCAATCTCCCCGTAAAGTACAGATACACCACAATATGAATACACAGGCATAAGCCTATCATGAAGCGGTTGAAGGTGTGGCTAAACATTGAAAACCCCAAGTTTATGAGCGAGCAAAATTGCCGCCAACCACCATCCAATAACAGCAAATGAAACCCACCTCCAAAAAACCTTCTCATCGTGAATTGCATTCTGTCTAAGTCTTTCACACTCAGACAGCGCGGCATCTAGCTTATACTCTAAGACATAAATCTTATTTTTATCTGCGTCGTTCAACATGCCTTCTCCCTCACACATACAGCTTCGTACAGATCCTTCTCAGTCCATTCCCTAGAAGACTGGCAACCGGATATTAATAGGCTTAGGAGGATGATGTATTTCACTCCTCTCCGCCCCCAACCAGTTCATAAACCATATTCCCATCATTGAACCTAGCGTATTGGGGCATCCAATAAAGGCGAGGGCCATAGTGAGAAAGGCCTTCAGTCAGCATGTACTCTATTTCTTCACCGTTCTGTGTGTTAACCGCAGTCCATTTCCATGCGGGCTTTTCATCTACTCCGACGATTGGTTCTGGTTCCGAAATTACCCTCGCCTTGACGTTGTATCCATACTGGCATTCGTAGTGAATGTTGCCAATCTTTAAGTCTTTGATTTCAGAATCTTTAATATGCATCACTTCTTTCCCCGATCATTGATCCGTTGCATAATAGCAGATACCGCAAACGGTGTCCCCTCATCTCCATATTGGCTGTAGATTGCCCAAAGCACAACGGCCAGGGAATGCGGGTTCTCTCCTACTTCAGACCAGTATGTCGCCTCTGATCCGGAATGCTGAATTCTGTGCTCTTCAGGGCAAAGAGGCAACGCCCACATATCTGAAGCCTTCGTCCCGCGCGCTCTTCCGTAGTGACCGTATCGAGGATTGGCATACGATACGTGAGCAGCCTCAACGCCATACCGGCCCGTCACAACACAAGGCAACAAATGAAGCCACGAAATATAACCCTTGTCCTTCTTGCTCTTAGCCTTTGGGAAGTACGCTTCAGTTCTGGGTGCGATCCTGCTTGCCATTACCCGAACCTCGGATCTATGAACTTTTGAATGGGCTCTGGCGTATTTAACCACATCTCCACTAAAGCTTCCCCTTTTGGGGTAACGTGAAAAATTCCAGATTTAATATCAACGCCAGTTGTCAATATGCCCATTTCGACTAACCTTGAAACGGTATCCGCATAAGCTGGAGCATCCTTCCTTGGAAAAGGAGCCAAGCTCGCCCGGTGATGCAGAATAAGTTCAATTTCGTAAGGCGTCCAAAGCATTCTCTTTCCCCCTGTGAACTAACCGTAAAGCTAAATGACCTTGCACTGACACGAGCGGCGATCATGACAGCCCGCTAAGGAAAAGAGCCAAGATCCAAATCGGTGAAGTCATAACGATGCCGATCATTAGGAATGCAAAACCGATAAAAGCCAAAATTGGTATTGAGTAAACGACAGCTTTTACACCGGTATACTTTTTCCCATTTATCTCAACCGACATTGCCTTCCTCCCTCAACACCTGAGTTTTCTTTTCCTGAAGCTCCTTACGAAGCGCAGGAACTCCACCCTTCTTCGCTTTCACTGCGGCCTCTAGACGCTTCTTGCAGTCGTCAAGGTCTTTGTGGAGCTTGGCTAGCTTCATGCGGCGGTTCCAGTTAGACCAATCACCAACCGTAGTCATGGGTTGACACGGTGAATATGGCTTACGAAACCAGCCGCGAATCCATTTAATGATGTTCATGGTTATTCCCCTTTCTTTTCAGCAGTTCTGTATTTTTCAGCGATATTGTCATCCCACAAAGCGCTCCACCTTTCAGGCTTAAAAACAGAGGCCGAAAAAAGAGCACCAAGCAACCACCACCAGCCGCTTTGCCCTAAGACAAAAACAACGTATGCAGTTCCGCCAATAGTGAGCGTCTCATAGAAAATTGAGTATATCAGGTATGATGCGATTTTCATCATTTGCCCCCACTCATGAGTTCTCCAGCATCGCCTTTGAAATCAACATCAGGCAAGATTGCCTGCGGCTTAAAGATGACGCGGTAGTGGTATACGCTCACGTCTGCCGTCTCCAATTGTTCGGCAAAGTATGTGACGTTATCCGACAGACCCAGGAAGTGCTTCTTGTAGGCATTTGGGCCAGTCTTGCACGTCACAGACAGTTGACGGTTGCTGTCGAAATTCCCAAGCGAGCAACGGCCCTCAAGAGAAAGAATATATGCGCCCGTGATGCCGTTGTAGAACACAACTCGACGGTCAATCTCAAACGAGTCTGCCGCTTTTGATAGATTGGTTGATGCTACGTCTGCATCAGTGCAACCCGCCAGAACGGAAAGCCCAAATATAGTCGCAATAATCTTTTTCATTCCATTACCCCTTGATGATCTGGGTTTGTCAGAATGACACCCAGCGCTGTAAAATGCTGATAGACCTTATCCATGTACTCCATAGCCTCTCTAACGCCCATAAGGCGGCTTACAGGGAAGTCTATGGGTTCTCCCATGAGGGAAAGCTTTGACTCGTATGGAAGCGGCTTGACGATGCGGTCATACTGCTCTCGAAACGCTTCATTGCTTTCTCTCAGTATTGCTACGCCAAAATGGAGTTTGGCATAGCATTTCACGTCCGATGCCGTTCTGTCGGCCAACTGGTCCGCGACCTCCTTAAACCACATGTGCATGGTCTTGTTCTGAGGAGTTGACCGCTTAACACCGTCCGTAATCGTGCAAACGAATGGGACCTTCTTGTTCTCAATGTATTTTAGAAGCATTCCCCGCGCCTGCTCAGTTTCAACTATCCGGCTATTGGTAGCCATCACCGCCACTCAAAGTTGAATGGGATATCATCCGACATGTCATCGTGAAAGTTAGCCTTAGTCTGCCTAGCCGGGTTCTGACTCTGAGGCTTGGACTGCTGTTCCTTTGGCTTAAACGCCAGACTGAAGAAACGACCGTTATTTCCTTCCTTCAGCCATCCATTAATCCACATCTCAACGCCGTTGATCATGACGGTTCCCTGATAATCAGGAGACTTGTCGTTGCTCTTTCGGTCGTTGCGGAAAAGAGAACCGCTCATATCACGTAATTCGTAGGCCAATTCACTCTCCTGCCATCAGCGGATGGTCCAACAACCGCTCGTCAACAATTCTTCCGCCGGTCTTCTCTGCGATTTCCTGCTCTGCTGGTTTGGTCTTGGGCTTGGGCTTGGGAAGGAATGCAGCGCGGTTCCTTACGTGGTTCCACGGGTCGTCCGTGAACTTCTTGAACTTCAGCTTTCCTTGGTATTCCGTAGCCTCACAAGGCACCCACGTATTGCCAAGGTCGTAGAGGTATCGGGCAACTCCCCAATTCACTGCAGCGCGCTTTAGCGCGTCACTGAACGCACCCTTTTCTGCCTCTACGTCGGTATCGCCAGCGCCGTCAGACTTCCATACCCATTGATCGTTGATATAGATACCGATGCGGCAACCCAGCTTTCCGTTTCCAGCGTCGTAGTGCTCGCTTTGCCAGTATGCAGGCGTGCAGACGCGATCCAGGATGTCCATAACGTCCCTGCTCTGGATGTATGCTAGAGCCAATGCAAACGTGTCATTGCCCCGCTTTGTCACTGTCTGAGCGCGCCAGCTAATCGAGTCAGCCGGAAACGCACGATGCAATTCTCGTAGGTCTTCAATAGTTACGCCAGCCATGTTCTAATTTCCCCTAATGTCTATAAATTGTTAAACCTTTTTATGGTGGTTGTCAATCGTCAAGCTACCATCAAAACGCCTCTGGTCTTTGACGAGCTACGATTTTATCACGTACAGCGTCCATCCTGTCTCCAAGAAATGACCTTTCATCAGCCAAGCGCTCAAACTCTTCAAGCATAAGCTCCATACGATACGTAAAGCTGTCATATTCTTTCTGCATCTGATCAATTTGGCTTTGCCAGCGCTCTATAATTTTGTCAGTCATTTTCTATTTCATCCTCACAGTTAAAGACTCAACACCATCCACTAGCTTAGCTCCTGGAACGTCTGCGCCTGCCTTGAGAGCGTCCCCGATCTCTTTCTTCTTCGCCACCTTCTCAGTAGTATAGAAGCCCTGACCTAGCGCATCGATATCCTCAATCTCTACCCGCTTCTTGGCGGCATTCAACGTGATGGTGGCCTCGATAAGCGGCAGTGACTTATTCCCAGTCTGCTTCATCAGCGCCAGCATCTGAGACTTAGCCCAGTCCGCTACGTTCTCCTGACGGGCAATGCGTTCCTCTAGCGCCTTCTTCCTCTCCTTAGCCCCTACAACGCCTTCCTGAGCGCGTAGGTGAATGCTTAGGAGACGGTCCATGATCTCAGTGAAGTCTGTCTCTCCCTCTGTCATGTCCCTCAGGAGTTGTTCATCAAGCTCAAGCTCTGGGTTATCCCTCTTCAGGGCATTGATAGAGCGGTAAAGGGCTTCTGTGTCTACGCGGATGAATTTTTCAGTCATTTGTCGCGCTCGTCTAGCATTGCATCGGCTACGAGATACGCGCATTTAGCCCAAGCCTTGATGCGGTCCATGTCGTCGCCTTCAAGATGGTCCCAAGACCGGATTGGAATTGACGAAATAGCTTGACCTGCAAAGTAGTCACGCAAGGTCATGCCGGATTCGTTTTGCCAATCGCTATTGTATGCTATGTTTCCAATCTCTGGAAACGCTGGTCCACCTGTATTCTTCATCTCAATTCCCCTTTAAACCAATTCCAGAACCTGAGACTTTTGCTTAGGAGCATTGGCCTCATAGATTGCTGGTGTATTCATCCATTGTTCTCTGCGGATATTAGCCAACTTGAGAGTAAACCTTGCTTCTCGGAAAAGACCTTTTGAAGATTGTGTCCATCCGATATTATTATGGCGCTGTGCCGCTTTGATCAGCGCCAGTGCATCGGCAAGGTAGTGGTGCATCATTTCACGGTTTGGGTTGAACATTGGCGTCCCTTTTGTTCAGAGCGGCACGGAACCCATTCTCAAAAGCGGCCCAAAGCGAGCCGTCTACATGCTCATCGTGCAACGCCCACTTTCGGGTGTTCTTGTATTCGTCCGTCTCTTTGTACGAGTTCCATGCAATCTTGCAGGGATGGTCCTTGGGTATCATTGATGATGCCGTCATTACTGCTCACCTTCGATGAGCCCGATTGCCCTTCTATATTGCTCTCGGAGCAATCTAAGCTTCCTTACAAGAACTGCGTTATGCTCAGACAATTTTTGGTTTATGGTTTGCAAATTGACAATATCTTCACTGAAGACACGATTTTGCCGGTCATTTGATATCTCGCCAGATATGATATCTTCTATCATTTCGAATTCGCGGATATGCGCCGGGATGCCCATGTACTTATCAATTATTTTTTGTGCAATTTCTTCTGGTGTTTCGTTTTTCATTATCTCCATCTCACCCACTCCTGTGCCACCTTGGCATCATAAGCCATATTCATTCCCCTTTTGCTTTGGAAATAGCTTTCTCACCAAGTCGAATTAAATCATCTGCATCTTGTGGCGGGTTCCCGTCTCGAGCCATTTTCTCTGCGCGAACAAAAAGCTCAAGAGCCTCAAGAAGGTCAGGAGCGGTGGCAATCAAGTGGGCGTTCGGGTGGTCTATCAAAGCAAACCAATCCGCATGATGTTCCCTCCCAACCTTTTCAACGGCCAATTCGAAAGCTCTATGAGGCTTGCCGCCCCACCCATCTTCAGTCCAATTATGAAAAACCGGCGCAGCTCCATTCATTCCATATCGCTCAAATCCGAGGACGGTTTTGTCGTACGTGCCAGCAGGATGGCCGCCACAAAGATTGATTGACTTGTGCTTGCGGTTTATTTCCCACCTCCAAGGACCAGGAGTGTGCTTGCCTACCATTTCACAATCTCCTGATTGGCCTTCGCATCATAAGCCATCTTAATTCCTCCCCCAATCGTCTTCAGAGTTGTCAAGATTTTGCATGTGAACGAAATCAAAGCTTCTACGCGGAAAAATCCGAAGCATCTTGTTGCAGCAAGCCGTTTTTGCGTTTGCAGGGTTCCCGTATTGGTCAACATTCCAAAGCGGGGCCTGACCAGCCTTAAACCTCAATTCTTCACCACACATAATGCATTTCATCCTCAATCTCCCTTCATAACCATCTTAGTAAATTCCTGGGTGATCCTTGCCTGCTCAACAGCCTGCTTCTCGTAAGAGCCAAGCGTTCCAAACACAAACCCGAAAGACAATGCCATTACACCTGCGCAGTACAGGATAGTACGGGTGCTGAATTGGATTGTTGGTGTGGTCATTGGTCGAGATCCTTAATTTCGAGCGCCACCTTGCGGCAAACGGAAGACTCGTAAACGAATATGCTGTCAACGCTCACTTGGGCGTCAACAAGATTCCTAATTGTCTCAATTGCTGATTCACGAGTGACGTGGACTGCGCATCGAGTCTCTTCAGCCCAAACTACAATCCAATGATTATCCATTCCCATTCCCCTTCTGTCATGCTGGATAGATGTTTATGGGGAGAAGATATCTTACATGACGTAAGGCGTCAAGGACTATTTGTCCTATTTAACATGAGGCTTGTAATTATTTTCGGATGGGCGTAGATTGTTCGGGAAATGAAAAGCCCCGCATCTCCTCCAAGAGACCGGGGCGCGACTGGTTCGAATTCTTTGGCGAGGATTAACCAGTGAGGATAGTTATAAAGCACTTTCTTCACTTTTTCAACCTCCCCTAAAATCCGAATGCTGTCGTAGCGCACACGTATATTCTCGCGGACCGGTTCGGCGTGTGTGTTAATGGCATGAGCAAGAATGGGTTGCGTATACGGCTCAAAGGGTTTTGGCGGCGTCAAGCTGGTGGTTGCCCTAATACGTCAGGATCGATCCTGAAAAAGTTCCAAGCGTTAATGCTCGATGCAGTTAACGTTCGTGACACGATGCAGTCGGCTCCGTTGAGCAGGTTAGCACCTCACGATGCCAAGTAACTCTAGTCATTCTGTGGCTGGGGTTCTTGGTATCGTTCTTCTCCACAGTCTCACCATTGAGCAGATACACTAGATAACAGGTTATAGTCACATGACTGAGATGAGAGATTACCTGAAAACACAAACTCACCGGATGAGTGAAGAGCAAATCGGCTTTGAAACTTCCATCCGAAGCAGACGCTCAGACAAGAGAGCGTGATTGGCTCGTGCTTCTTTACATGTGGTGTCACATGGATTCTGGCTCTGTAGCTAAAAGAAAATTCCCGTTCTCTAAATCTGCCTGATTTGCTAATATATCGGCAACAGGAGATCCACATGGACAAGACCTCAGTCGTCAACGCCCTTCTTCAGAACCCTCAGCCTACGCAGCAGGACGAAAAGACACAGAAAGTCATCAATGCTTTGCTTGGAGAGAGAGCGTCACAACAGTTTGGCCTTCTCCCATACCAGCCAGGATATAACTTCCCGCAGGACGTTGGCCTTGGTGGCCTCTCGACGGAATACACGGCAACAGACACGGCTCCTGACGGCCAGATATTCAATTACCCTCAGATATGGTTTACCCAAGAAGGTGAAGCCGTAGTTCTGCCTCGTGACCAAGCATATGACGAAGCGACGGCATATGAGCGCAATACGGCCAAACGCTTTCCACGCTTCAATAGCCTTGGAAACGCCGAGACGTACGCAGAGCATAGATCCATGAGCGGCGGGGCCGAACAAACCCCCCTCGCAAGCTTGTTTGGATTTTTTGGCGGTCCTCGTAAATAGCTATTGACGAAATAGGACAATTGGTCCATATTCCAATCATCAACAAGGGGATTAGAAATGACCAACCTAACCGCCAGCCGCCACGAAGTTCTGAACGGCAAGAAGCTCTCGATTTTCGATATCGTCCGCGACGGCCAGCGCCTTGCCTCGGTGATGACTTGGGATAGCCCGTTTGCCAAGTGGTCTGTCCATACCGACTCTGGCCGCGTTCAGTTTGATACCAAAGCTGACGCAATGAACTACTGCACCATGCTGTGAGGGAAAATGACTGATTGGAACGAATTAGAAAAGCCGGGTTATATTGGTCCTAACGCTTGGGCCAAAAGCGCTGAAGTTATTGAAGAAATAAAGCGGACAAATATGGTCCGTATATCTATCGCCAGAGCTTTGTCTTTTCTCGATGCGGGGCCGAAAAGAAAAGGGTACTGGATGTCTACCGCAGCCGGGGAAAAGCCTGATTGGATTGGAGAATAACAAAATGGACGACAAAACGTGAGTAATTTTGATAGTGTGGACGCTATTAATCGTCTTATGGTGGAGAGGCGTCTAAAGCGAAGCGACATTTTTCCATCTAAGGCTCGGGCGTCCGATTGTTTAAATCGAAAAAGACCTTTGTCTATTTATATGATCCGTAAGCTTCATTTTGAATACGGTATTCCAGCAGAGATACTTATTTCTCCATACAAAAAAACAGAGGAAAATATGGGTGTCGATACATGAACATCAAAGACATTCAAAAGCGAGCAATCAAACTCGGTGCCGGTGAATGGGCCGTAAAGAAATGGCGAGTCCGCAAGAAAATCCCGCTGGAATGGCAGGTCAAGCTTATGCAAGACGAGCCTGGAGTTTTTTCTTTTTCCGACTTCAAGCGCATTCATGAGGAGATGAGACGTGGGTGATTTTATCAAATGGACGCACTACACTGACGGAAGCGACGATGTATCAGTTGAGCCGTCACAGGCTTACAAAGAGGGGTTCGTGGCGTATGGCCATCATTACATAGATGACAACCCGTACGAAGAATACACGGAAGAACATGACGACTGGCGGCACGGTTATGACGACGCTGCTATAAAAGAAGTCCTCGAAGGACCGTCGGCCTAAGCCCAAGGGGAAATAAAGATGAATGAAGATAAAAAGGTTTACAACGTGAGGCCTAGGCATTTCGTGACGCTGTCTAACGCCAAGCTGGAGGACCAGCCATGATCGACATCACCGAGAAGCTTCAGCGTGTCCTGCAAACGATGACAAACGACGACAAGTCGGCTCCCCGGTCTCCCAATCGCGAGCGCTTCGTTGAGCGTTCAAACCTCTTGCTGGAATGTATTTCTGCGTTGAACTCCCCACCGCCCCGATCACATGTGATGGGGAGCTTCCTCCCCACAGAAGACGGTGAATTTAATGGCAATGTGCCAGAGTTCGGGAAGATTGATGATGTCTTGAAGACTGCCGAGCGCATTATCCAGAGCGTGTGCGAACTGCAGGAGATGCCGCAGTTGGACGATCCTGAAACCATCGTCATTAACGTCAATGACCTCCGGACAATAGTCGAGAACTGGTTGGAGCGCGCCGCTCTCTCTGCACCGGAGGCAGAGGGATGAAAAGCCTTGACCTATTCCGCTCTGGCCTCGACACCTACGAAATATCTCAAAAGCTTCATAAGCCAGAACATGAAGTAAGCAGAGCAATATACATGGCACGGTGTAACGAGAAGGGGCTGGAGATCCGCACACAGAAATCTCCATACGCATTGAAGCTGACTGGAAAGCCTCATACCGGCAAGAATCCAGGAAGGGTTTGGAAGAGTCATGCCTGAAGCGAAGTGTTTTTTGCCGTGGCCCGACAGGAAGTTATCACCAAATTTCCGAGGTCACTGGACAGTAGTTGCCAAAGCCAAAAAGAAGGCTAAGAATGACACCTACTACGCGGTCCTAGAGCAGGGCATAGGAAAGATAGAGGCAGATCGTATTACGGTGCGGTACTCGTTCTATCCTCCTAACCGTCATCACTACGATACAGACAACTTGGTTTCCAGGATGAAGGCCGCAGGAGACGGAATAGCGCTGGCGATTGGAATTGATGACTCCAAATGGGAGCTGCAGATAGCCCCGCGTGGGCCGATTGAGAAGCATGGCATGGTTATGGTTCAACTAGAGTGGTAAGGGGAAAATATGCGTAAAGAGGTAATAGGGGATTGCACGCTTTATCTTGGCGATTGCTTTCCAATCATGAGACAACTGCCGAATGTTGATGCTGTCCTTACAGATCCTCCATACGGAATAGGAAAGGACGGGCAGAAACGTACAAAAGGAGGTCACGGAGGGCGTAAAGAGTACGAATTTAAAAATTGGGACAGCGAGAGGCCGTCAGAGGCAACGTTTAAGGAAATCCTTAGAATTGCTCCTGATCTGATCATTTGGGGCGGAAACTATTTTGCTGATCTTCTTCCGGCGACAGGACAATGGCTTGTTTGGGACAAGGGTCAGAGAATAAACCAATCAGACGGTGAATTAGCTTGGACAAACAAAAACGGCGCTTTGAGAATATTTACTCTTAACAGAGTGGCATTGATGACCGACGGCGCTCAGCACCCAACGCAAAAGCCAGTTGAACTAATGCAATGGTGCCTTGGCTTTTTACGTCAAGGTTGCTGCGTACTAGACCCGTTCATGGGTAGCGGTACTACAGGGGTCGCTTGTGTTAGGAGGGGTCACTCATTCATAGGCATTGAAAGAGACCCCGAATATTTTGAAATTGCTTGTGAAAGAATAAAGAAGGCGTACAGGCAACCTGATATGTTTGTAACGCCTGCAGAGACGTGGAAGCAAGGGGAAATGATATGAAACGTAAACTCACTAAGGCAGACGAAACACCAGAGTTTCAAGAGTTCTGGTCATTCTGGATGAATTACGCCAGAGACACAGACGGCAGGGGCTTAGCAAGAGACGCATTCTTCAAGCATGTATGGGCAGGAGCAGACCCAAGGGATATCATAGACGCTGCTCACTTCTTTGTGCTTCGAAAGCTAAAGGATAAGAACTTCATCCCTCTCGTAGCAAGCTGGCTAAATTCGCAGGCCTACGAAGATCTGGCAGAGGAAGAGCGCAATTACCAGAAGCGCCTCCAGGAACGCCAGACACAGCCAACAAACGTAGTCCGCATGGTATCTCTACCGGCTCATCACTTTCTAAACCGCAGTGCCTAAACAAGGGGAAACACATGATACATTCAGAACTGCTCAGGCAGCAAAACCACTATGGGGCAATCCGTAAACGGCTATGGGGAAAGCCACAGAAGCCCAAGGCTGCGAATGAGAACATTCCCGTAGTAATCGAGCCTCCAAAGCCCAAGCCTTCATGGCGCTTGGCGGCTAGCTTCTTTGACGCTCATGTAAATTCCTATAGAGCACATAAATTCAACAAATACACGTCATTCATCAAGCAGAGGTGTGACGACATCGGAATCCAGTACGAGGCGTTTCTGAATACCAGCCGCCGCCGTAAGGGGAGCATGGACCTTTCGATGAAGCGACATCAAATCCGATGGGAAACAAAGAAGAATTTCCCTGAGCTAACGCTTCTGCAGATGTCCAGAATATGCGGTAATCTAGATCATTCATCGCTTCTCTGGAGTTTCAAAAGAATGGATGAGCTTGTTGCAAAAGGGTATAAGCTTTTAGGGGAAGAAAATGCAGCCGTTTGATTTGGATCTAGCTATCAGAATGTGGAAAGAGGGCGCTTCTGCTTCGCAAATCGCCAAAGCTTTGGGTTCAACGCGAGGTTCCGTTATGGGGCATGTGCATCGAAAGCGTGATTTATTCGAACGCAGGGGGACGCCAATACATTCTCCTCCAGAGCCGCGTAAGCCCGTTTCATTGGAAAAAAGAACGCAATACGACAGTTCCAGGATTGAATTTGCAAAGCCTTTGATTGACCTGGAGAGGGGAGAATGCAAATGGCCCTTGACGGAACGGGGACCGCACCTTTTTTGTGCGGCGGAGACGAAAACGAATTACTGCGATCACCACACCGCGAGATATTACCGCTGCGCATGATGGATAACCCACTTACGCCCCAACAAAAGGAAGTTGTTGAATGGCTATCTCACGGAAAAACTTTTGGCGAAATTGCCATCATTCTAGACGTTTCTTACAAGGCTGTAACGAGGCGTATGGAAAGGGTATGGATTAATACCGGAACAAGCAACCGACACGGTATTGTGGCTATGGCTCTGAGAAACCACTGGATAGAGTAGTGTAGGGGCTTGAAACAAACAAAGGGGTACTGTAATTATTAACCATTCGACGTTGAGCGCTTGAAGCTTCCTCCCCCTTGGCTGAGTTCCGTTGAATCTTAAGGCCCTGGCTGTTCCCCGGCTGGGGCCTTTTCTTTTCAAATAAATTGTTTTATGATATCTCCAAACCAAGGAGATACAATGGCTATCAAGATCAAGACAGACACCGCGCCTGATGAGCGCAAGAAATCGGCAGGGTTTAGTAATCGTTCTCATGCAGTCGGTTCAGAAATGGACGCTAAAGGTGGTGCCGTCCCCAGCGGGGGAGATAACCAACGAGACGAAGCAGGTGCGACTCCTGCGCCGCTACAGGTAGCGAACGATACCCCTTCACGCACATTCCGAACACGAGCGCCTAATAACACGTTTGACCGCAAGGCGTACATGGCTGAGTACATGCGGCAGTACAACGCAAAAAAGAAGGCTAAGAAGCAGAATGATGTTGACTAGAAGATAAAACTGTTTTAGGTTTCTGATATTCACTTACCGCACACCTAAAAGGGGAAATGCAATGAAATTTGATGTTCTTGATCGCTACACAGGCGAAGTAAAATTTACGGCTGACATTTCTTGTGATAAGTCGGCGCTTCCATCGGTTAAGCTTGGGCTTGCAGTTAAGTGGGCCATTAAGGAAAACGCCAACCTGCGCTCCGCCGACCTGCGCTCCGCCGACCTGAGCTACGCCAACCTGAGCTCCGCCGACCTGAGCTCCGCCGACCTGCGCTCCGCCGACCTGAGCTACGCCAACCTGAGCTACGCCGACCTGCGCTCCGCCGACCTGAGCTCCGCCGACCTGCGCTACGCCAACCTGAGCTACGCCGACCTGAGCTACGCCGACCTGCGCTCCGCCAAAAATGCAGAATGGGCTGTAGCTGTAACGCGCATTCTTCCAGAGGGTGATTTGATCGGATGGAAAAAATGCCGTGAAAATGTTATTGTAAAGCTTAGAATTCCTGAAGACGCTAAGCGTTCTCATGCTTTTGGTAGAAAGTGCCGCGCTGAATATGCTGATGTTATTGAAGTCATTGGAGCAGATAGGGGAATTTCTATACATGACGGAAAGACAGAATATGTAGCCGGTACTCGTGTAACTCCTGATAGCTTTGACGAAAATTGGTCAGAAGAATGCTCTTCAGGAGTTCATTTTTTCATAACTCGGATTGAGGCTGAAAAGTATGTTTAGACCAAACTATCACTACATCGAGGCGAAGGGTAAATACTTCTTCGGCTGGTGGGATTTGGAAACGATGGAAAAGCCGTGCTTTAGTTCGGATGAGGAGTGCGTGATGATGTACTCTCTTCCATACCATACTTCCGAAGCCCAAGAAGATTACGCAAGACTACAGGAACTAGGATACGACGCAGAGATCTGCAGTGCGTATGTGGGGAGATGAAGATGGAAGATAATGAAAAGAGCCCACCGCCACAGGAAAAAATGATGGGGGAGAGAGCATTGCGTTCTGCCTTAGAATTCTATGCTGCGCCGGAAAACTGGACAGAACCAAATCAGGCTAACAGCCAAGAGCTTTTTGATACGGCTATGGGTCTTGATCTTGGTTCCCGAGCCAGAGAAGCGCTTGCATGTTATGCCCCGACACCAGCTGTCGAGCAATGGCAGCCGATTGAAAGCGCCCCTAAAGACGGCCGTCACGTCATCCTTTACTGCGATTATTACGGCGTTGGTCGTTGCGCGTGGGAAGGCTGGCGCAAGGTATGGCGTTCGGACGATCCAAGCCACGGCATAGGGTTTCCGCATCCGACGCATTGGATGCCACTGCCTGATTTTCCGCCCGGATCAGTACGGGCAGAAAACGCACGTCTGACCGCTCTTGCAGCAACAACGGAGGCAGAAGGTTCGACAAGCACCTAACATTCAGATAAGATAAAACAAACAGGAGATGCACGGATATGGGTTTAGTCCTTCTAATCATTCTTATCGTTTTGCTCATCGGCGGTCTTCCTAACTGGCCGTATATGGCAAACTACGGGTGGGGACCGAGTGGTGGAATTGGGCTTATTCTCCTGGTTGTCGTCATTCTGCTCCTTCTAGGGAAAATCTGATGTCTGTGATTCTTGATGAATTCCATTATCATGAGGCATTAGACCGTGCATCTTTGATGTGCGACATTGTTTCAGAGAGCCTAGAAAATCATCCGGTTATTACGCATCATCCTGAGCTAAGGGCGCGTGTAGAAGCAGCAGTTCACGAGCTGTTTCAGCTTTATCAGGATTTGGGTACCATGACATTGAAGGGCGATACACAGTGGAAATCCCAGACTTCAACTGCGTAGAGACAACGCTTAGAGGCAATAGAGAGATCTACTGGGGTCCTCTGCCTCAATCTTTCGAAGGTGAGCGTGACCTAAAGAACCGTAGCGTAGTAATCAACGGAGAAATCCGCGTTATTCGAGACGTAGAGTTCTTCCATAAGGTAAAGCCAGTTGCCGGTGAATACGTTGGCATTAGCTTTTATCACCAAATGGAGAATCCTAGATAAATTAGGCGTTGACAGCCGCGTAAAACAGTTTATAAATGTAGTTATTGAAACAGACAAACGGCGCGGCAATCCCGCTAGCGCTTTTAGCCTTAAGGAGGCTCTCGTGGTTGTTTCTTTCTCTACTCTCGCTGGTGGCGTTTTCGTTGAAGTTCTTTCCGGCATGGAGCGCACTGGCCGCGAGCGCTGCTTCCGCTTTGATAAGGCTGGAAACGCGGAATATGCAGTTCTTTCCGAACTGGAGTCTAACGCCAACGCCGCCCGTTGGTATGGGCACGCCTTCAAGGCAAAGGACTTTACCTTCTGTTGAAGGGGATGGCCGTATTAATTTAAACAAAGGGGATTAAAATGATCGCAAAGATTAATGAAAATGAAGGCGTTTGCATTGAAGGCCGTTGGAAGGGTTGGCTGTTCAAGCGTCTTAGGGACGGGCAGTGGGTTTCTGTAAAAAAGCTTAAGGAAGAAAACCCTGCTGAAAGCCTTACGTTGGGACACATCCTAAATTCTGCTCTTTTGAAAAGGTAGGTGTATGGTGTCTGTTTTTACTTCAACAAGGAAAATAACCTTCAATGAGGCAATTGAAGAAATGGACCGTCGCGGAAGGGTTATTGAAGATCTTGAGAAAAAGATTAAGATTGCTGAAGCGGCGTTCTTAGACATTGATGCAGTTCAGTGTGATTTTGGCTATTACGAACAGGCGGCTAACACGATGAAAAATATTGCCAAAAAAGCTTCCAGGGAGATTTAAATGGAAAAGATTGAGCAAAGGCACCGTGAAGCTGCAGTAACAAAAATCAAAGGGGACGATCCAAAAAGCGTTTCCGTGCGCTCTAAAATTCTGCTCGGAGAATGCGATGATCACCCTTCGGTTCAAGCATGCGTTTTTTACGAACGAGTTCAAAGCCAGTAGCTCATGAATACGTAGGATTGAGCTTGTATCATAAAGGGGAAAGCAGATAATGCCAAAAGTCATACCGTACATCGCGACCGTGGAATTTGAAAAGCATGGGGACTGGTATGTTTTTACGAACGTATCTACTACAGAGCAGACTTTCTCGGTAAATTTCAATGGCCGTGATGAGGAGTTTACTCTAGGTCCAGGTCTTTCGATGCTATACCCCACAGATTCTGTAAAATTGGACAGCATTTATAGGCCTGTAAGCAATACAGCTTATAACTAAGGGGAATGATGATGAGAACGGCTCTCTTAACCATCCTCCTCATAACAGCTTCAACACCAGTATATGCAGATGGAATAAAGGATGCTGCTATCCTGGCAATTGATAAAACACTTTGCGGCTTCAACGTTCCTCAGACGCTCATTGACTCCAGCATTGTTCAGGGGATGAGGGAATACGGCATCAACTACGATCAAGCCATCCTCGCTGCAGGATACGTAGGGCAGGATCTGGAAAACCGCATCATTGCCAAAAACGTGCCAACACAGTATTGTGAAGCACGAAGACAGACGTGGATTAACATGCTTCAATGAGCCAAGGACTTTCAAAAATACTGCTGAGAGTATTCCAATGCCCTATCTCGTACGCCTAAGTAAGCTTCCGGCCTTGGCTCGACCTTCTAGCCCGGAGAAGATATGGGAACTCAGTAAAACAGTTTATGGGGAATTAGTTCATGAATTCTGGAAAGAGTAAATAATTTTATGGCAGCAGATCGCGGTAGAAAAGCTGGATTCCAGATGTCAAATGAGCATCGGGTTAAAATCCAGAATTCAAATATCCTCAATGCGTTGATTGAGCATGTTGAGGGTATTCGTGAAATGAGTGCAACTCAGGTTAGTGCTGGCCTTGGTTTGCTTAAGAAAGTGTTGCCTGATCTGGCTGCTTCAGCCGATACAAATGCAGATGGTGAGCTTCGCCAAGTAGACAGGATGACAGATGCAGAGCTTGAAGCCATCGCCGCAAGCAGCAGCAATGGAACTGCTTCGCCGTCGAAGAGCAAGAACCTCCTTAATTGATTACGCTCGATACATTGAGGTTCCTGGCGCTCCCCTGACTGAAGGGGATGAGGATGCAGAGACATTCAAGCCTGTTGAGACAGTCCTTGCTGGTCATCACAAGCTAATCCTAGACGCCACACAGCGCTGCATTGAGCGATACAATGGGCGCACGATGCTGTTTCTGCCTCCTGGCTCAGCAAAGTCCACGTATGCAACAGTCGTCTCTCCTACATGGGCTATGGGGAAGTGGCCCGGTTTCAAGGTTATCGCGGCGAGCTATGGTTCAGACCTGACGAAGAAGTTCGGTCGCCGTATGCGCTCCATTGCCAAGCAGCCAGCATTCAATACGCTATTCGATACCAAGCTCAGCGCTGAGAGTGCTGCAGCGGATGAATGGGCGCTTGAGAACGGCTCTGAATTCATGGGTGGCGGCATCCTATCCGGCATCACTGGTAACCGAGCAGACTTCGTTCCTATCGATGACCCTATCAAGGGCAGACAGGAAGCTGACTCCGAAGTCATTCAGAAGCGCACGATGGAAGAGTATCAGGACTCCATTCTTACGCGTCTAAAGCCCGGCGGCTCTGTGATGCTAACCCAGACGCGCTGGAACATGAACGACCTTGCAGGGCAGATCCTGCCAGAGGACTACGCTGGCCAGTCTGGCATGATTATGTGCCGTGATGGCAATGAGTGGGAGGTTATATGCATTCCCGCTCAGGCAGAGCGCCATGACGATCCTCTAGGCCGTGATATTGGGGAGTATATCTGGCCGGAATGGTTCAAGGAAAGCCATTGGGATCAGTTCAAGCGCATCCCTAGAACATGGAATGCGCTGTATCAGCAGAGGCCAGCACCTGAGACTGGTTCTTATTTCGAAAGAGACTGGATTCGCCTCGTAGACAAGATGCCGCCCAAGGAAACGCTATCGGTCTACGGCGCTTCTGACTACGCAGTAACGGCGGATGGCGGCGACTACACCGTTCACGTAGTTGTGGGCGTCGATCATGAGGGCCGTATGTGGCTTCTCGATATGTGGCGTCAACAGGCAAGCTCAGACGTATGGGTAGAGGCATTCTGTAACCTTGTCCGCAAGTGGAAGCCGATTGGGTGGGCTGAGGAAACAGGGCAGATCAAGTCAGGTGTAGGCCCGTTCCTTGTCAAACGCATGCTCGAAAGCCAATCATATGTCGCTCGTGAGCAGTTCGCCACTCGTGGAGACAAGGCAATCCGCGCGCAGTCTATCCGTGGCCGCATGGCGCTCCAGGGGCTGTATATCCAGCGTGATCAGCCATGGCTTTCCGATCTCATAAGCGAGATGATGAGCTTTCCCGTTGGTGTGCATGACGATGCCGTTGACGCTCTTGGCCTATGCGGGCAGTTGATGGATAGAATGTTCATGGGCAACAAGCCAAAGCAGCCGGAACGCAAGCTGGAGATTGGCGCTGTGTATGCGCCTGCATTGCCGAGGGTTAGACGATAAAACTATTTACAATGGTGTAAAATAGTTTATTGTAAAATTGTTTATGAAAGGGGAGCCGGAATGGCCTACGGCAACTATGACATCAAAACTGAACATATGATTAAGCTGGTTGAATCCGAGCTTGATGATAAGATCAAGAGAGCGGATGCAATTGATAAGAAGGTTAAGGAAATCCAAGACCTCAGTGATTTGATTGTGGCGGCTTTGGTTGATTCAGGGCATCAGCAGCTTGCAACTTATGTCGTGAACAGGATCGCTATTTTGAATAAATAGGAACATTCGTGCTATAAACCCGTTCTAACGTCATCCACAGGAGGATATGACATGTCGCGACACAAGAATGCAGATCCGGCCATTGAGGCAGCAGCCAAGCAGCGTGAAGAGGAAATGACGCCGACTCCGGTTGTTCATGAATCCTTCGAAGCCATGCAGGAACGCACTGAGGCTGACCGCAAGGGTACGAACGAAGACCCTTCTATTACCAACGATCCGACCCGCGCTCGCTTCGAGTCTATGGAAAAGGCTAAGGATGAGCAGAACAAGCTCTATCTGAAGCAGCATGACGGAAAAGCTAAGGTATAACCTTGGTTTGACGTTTAAGCAGTTTTGCGCTAATTATAGGCCCGTTCATGAACAGAGCGGGCCTTATGTCATCTGAAGACGAAGTAGAGCTTGAGCCAAGCGATTCCCTGAAAGAACCAGACGACGCAAAATCGTCCGCTATTGTATTGAAGCAATTGCGTGAATGGGAAAAGACCGAACGCGAATGGCAGGACATTTGCGACCAGATCGATGAAGTATATTCCCGCACGGATCGCAACTACACGGCTCTAGAGCGCACTTCTCCTGGTGTATGGGATGATGCAGAGCTAGACCTGTTTTGGGCGTCTTATGAGATCCTGAAGCCAGCCGTTTATGCCCGCCCTCCCAAGCCTGTTGTCTCTCCTCAGTTCAAAGATCGTCGTCCGGTAAAGAACAAGACGGCAGAGCTTCTAGAGCGCACGTCTATTTCTGCTTTTGACAGGTCTGATATCAACAACGTCATGTGCGAGATCAGAGATGACCTGATCTTTACCAATCGTGGCGTTATGTGGCTTACGTATGAGACTGAAGGCGGACAGAAGGTTTGTTTTGAGCAGATCGATCGCAAGGACTTCCGTCACCAGCCAGCCCGCAAATGGTCTGAGGTAGGTGCAGTAGCCCGCCGTGCATGGATGACGAAGCGCGACATGAAGAAGCGCTTTGCCTCACACTCCGGGGATGCGTACAAGGACGCCAACTTCACGGTAAAGCGAGATGAGGAAGAAAACGGCTCCGTAGATCACAGCCGCAAGGCCAGCGTATGGGAAGTCTGGCACAAGGTAGACAACAAGGTTTATTGGGTCTCTGAGGGCGTGGACGTTCTGCTTGACGTGAGTGAGCCTGAACTGAAGCTTCGTGACTTCTTCCCATGCCCCAAGCCTGCATTCGGTACTCTCCAGCGCCGATCGCTTATTCCTGTGCCTGATTATGAACGTTATGCGGTTCATTTTGGCAAAATAAACACTCTCACAAGCCGAATCTATCTCCTCCTCGACAAAGTGAAGATGAAGGGTCTTATCCCTTCTGGCGGTGACGTAGCAGATGCTATCGAGGAGCTTATCCGCTCTGATGATGATGAGATTCTGATTCCTGTTCCGAGCGCGTCCCTCACCGGCGATATGGCTAACTTTGTGCAGTGGATGCCCATTGCTGATGTTGCCACGACGATTCAGGGCCTCATTACTGCCCGTTCGCAGCTTATCGATGACTTTTACCAGCTTTCCGGCATCTCAGACATCATGCGTGGGGCCACTGAGGCTGAGGAGACACTAGGCGCTCAGCAACTCAAGACCCAATACGGCTCCATTCGTGTTAAACAAAAGGTAAGCGAACTGCAGCGTATTGCCTGTGACGCGGTAAAGATTGCCTCAGAGATCATTGCGGAGAAGTTCTCTCAAGAGACGCTTCTTGAAATGTCTCAGATGGAGATTCCGACTAAGGCGGATATCACCAAGCAGATTGACGGCATCGAGAAGGCTGCAAAGCAGGAACTGAAGGCGCTTGAGGACAAGGCGCGGCAGATGGCTTCCCAGATGGGCGGTCAGGCTGATCCTCAGCAGGCGCAGAAAGCGCAACAGGAATTCCAGCAGGCTCAACAGCAAATCCTTGCCAAGTATGCGCCTATGCTCAATGAGGCAAAGGCTGAAGTCCCGATTGAAGACATTATGAAGCTCCTGCGCGATGATAAGGCGCGGGGCTTTGCGTTCGAGATCGAAGACGAATCCACCATCATTGCTGACGAGCAGGCAGAGAAACAGAGCCGTAACGAGTTTATGGCTGCATTCTCGACTGCAGCACAGGCATTGGCTCCTCTCGTCCAGAGTGGGCCAGATGGAGCTAAGCTCGCAGGTGCGCTTCTCAAGTTCCAGCTTGCTCCATACCGTGTAGGCCGTGAACTGGAATCCATGATTGATGATTGGATTGACAGCGTAGCCAATACGCCTCCTCAGAGCCAGGATGACGGCAGTGCAGAACTTGCTGCCGCTCAGAACAAACTCGCTGAGGCAGAACAGGTAAAAGCTCAGGCTGCTATGGCCAACGTCCAAGCCAAGGCCGCACTGGATAAGGCTGAGAACCAGCGGAAATTCCTTGAAATGCAGCAGAAGGCAATGGCTGAGGCGGCCAAGTTCGAACAGGAGAACGAAAAGCTTCGCCAGTCCCTTGCTGCTGAACAGACAAAGACGGCCCTCATTGAAGCGCAGGTCAACAAACTCACGGCAGAAACCGCAAAGATTCTTGCCTCCATTGGCCTTGACGAACGTAAGCAGCAATTGAGTGAGTACACGGCTGAGAACAATGAACAGCAGAGGCAAGTGGACACGGCTATGGCTCTCAAATCTGAAGACCGCGCTCAGCGTGGCGAGGATAGAGCAGATCGCCAGCAGGACTTCAGTGAACAGCAAGGAACACGCCAGCAGGACTTTGCTGAGCGGCAGGCCATGACGCAAGGAGACGACTAAATGGCACAGAATAACCTAGGCGCTCCGGTTTATGTGACCAATAACGCCGCCAATCCTATTTCTACGTCTGTTTCTGATGGTGCAGGCGGTACGGCTACGGCCCTTCCTCCAGGCCGAGCAGCGGCTGCAGCTTCTGTGCCTGTGGTCTTCAGCAACGAAGATTTCCAGACATTCGCTCCAACGTCAACCGCGCGTCTTGTGTCTGCTGCTGCTTCCACGAATGCTACTTCTGTCAAGGCGTCTCAAGGCAGAGTCTTCCGAATCACCGGATACAATTCCAACGCTGCGGCTCGATATCTCAAGATGTACAACAAGGCATCATTACCTACCGTTGGAACAGATACGCCAATCTGGACTGAATACCTAGCTGCACAGACGAAATTCTCCATTGATGTAAACGGCCTTAACTTCTCTACGGGTATTGCTTACGCATTGACGACTGCCGGGGCGGATAGCGACACTGGAGCGCTCACGGCGGGCGATGTCACAAACCTCAATATCGCTTATTCGTAGGTGATAAGATGGCCCAGAATAACTTTTCGTTCCGAAGGTCAACAGACCCTCTTTTGCTTCCTGTAGCGACGACTGCAACACAATTCACTGTTCCGGCAGGATATTTCCTTCAGGGCGGTCCTGGATTTGGCGCAACGTCGTTCTGGGTATGCAATGCCAATAACTTTTGGGTTCGCCTCAGAGGGTCTGGAATTATGACCGACGTAAACGGATCTTATTCCTACACTGCCGTAACAGATACGACCGGATGGCTTTTCCCTCCTGGATATATGGGGGCCTTTTCTACTCAATATCCAATGTGGATGAGCACGCTGTCTGTATCTCGTCAGGGTCTCCCTGCCGGGACTGGAACCCTTGAGCTAAGCTATGGTGGCGGCAACTGATGTCTCAGCGCAGCACATTCTCTCCAGCTACAGCGGGCGCTCAGGGACCAAAGGGTGACACTGGCCCTCAAGGTGATATTGGGCCACAAGGCCCAGCAGGAGCTACTGGCTCTACTGGGGCGGCAGGAACAAACGCAACAGTTCTAGTCGGGACTGTAACCCTTGGGGAGACATCTCTTATCACCTTGGCTCTTGGTGTTCGGCGCGTGACGGTGGCCTTGACAGGAACCGTAACCGCAGGCTCATACATGGCTATACCGACCGCTGCGCCTCCATCGGGATATTCCATACAGGATTGCTACTGCACGACAGCAGGACAGATTACGGTTGGTATTCTGGTTCCTGTTCTTGGCGTTGCAACATCCTATTCCATCCCCGTAAAAATCTTCAGGATAAATTAAATGGCAGGAGAGCTTACGGTACTGAGATTGAGGCAGCGTATGGGCGTTGTGGGTGGTGTAATCATCCTCAATAATCTAACTCTGTCTTCCGTAGCGGCAAACCCAAGCTACAGCGCTACGATAATTGGTAAAACCGCAGGGTCTACCGTAACAGGCGTTTCTTCTGACGGAACGACGATAAACATCACAGGCTCTTCGGTCACTGCTACGTTTACTGCCAACGGGACACCGACAATCACGCTTACAGAGACCTTTGCAGGAGCCTCGAATAGCCCGAAAGTCTCAACGCCAATTTCTATAACTGTAACTGGCGCTAGTGTGATTGTGCCATTGGACGCTCCTGTCACAGCTTCGATGGTAAGCGCAGGGAAGCTTATCGGTGCTTGGGGATTTGATAGACTAGTCGAGAACTACAGCGGCAATACCATCAATGCTGTTAATAACGATACAGCGGGCAATTTTTCACTAGGGTTCGACGGAACGTCGTTTGCGTTCAATTCTGCTGGACTACCAGCTAACTCAAACCTCCTTTCCTTTGTTGACCAATCAGGAAATAACAACCCCCTCTCTACCGTCTCGGGGGCTACTGTCCAATTAACAAGATCTGGTGTTGCGTCTCGGTTTGGGACGAAGCGAGACTCTACGGAGCAGTTAACACGCTCTCCTACTCTTGGGGGTGTAGGCGCTGGCTTTGCCGGTACTGGCACTATGTCAACGGCGGCATTGGCAATGGCTCTATCGACCACTGGCTACGAGATTCATATGCTTTGGTCTCCAAACAATCGGAAAATAGCCTCTAACGACACATCCGATCCCGTTCCAGGCGGCAATAACACTCGCGAAAGCCTGTTCTGCTATGGGAATAACCTAAGCAACATGATGATGTGCTATCTAGGAGGCGGGACTTTCGTAGACATTGGGCGAATGGCTGTAGGAGGAACTGCAAATCAGGTTAACAACAAGGGGCAAAACTCTAGCTTCTATAGGTACAAAGCGAAGGGCCAGCACGTCACCTCATACACCATGAACTCCACCAATTGGCAGGAGATAGAGAGCGGCAAGATCACCAAGAGCGTAACGCTTGGTGGGTCTTCTCAGACTGGCGTTGCTGGTGGCGCGCTAGATAACGGCATCTTTGCCTTTGGTGGCTATTTCAATTCGGCGTCTAACAACTCCCTGATCACTACGAATAGGCCAGATTTCATTCTTGGTGCGGTTATCATTACCAAGGCATTGACGGATGCTGAACGTTACCAGCTTCAGGCTAAGCTTTCGGCCATCGGCCAGCAGCATCGTGTTGCTGACGTTAATACAGTTAAGGGATATTTTGACGAAATCGTTGACCACCGTGACGTAAACGCCGGGACTGGTCGCGTAGTTGGGAAAAACAATAAGCTTACGACTGACTTCAATATTGGATCGGGCTTTTTTTCTGCAGGATACACAATCCCTGGAATTGGCACGACCGGGATGAGGTCAACTTCAACTTCATCCACTGCGTCATATCAGGCGACAGACAATTATTTCTATGATGTCATTGAAGGCACCGTTATGAGGCTTTCCTTCTGGGAAAGTAACGCTCAGAACGGAAACCTTGCATGGGATCTAGGAACTGGTTCTGCTTTGCCTACCGATCAAACCCAGTACAGTTTGCTACTAGGATGCCATCACACTATCCCAGCGGTGGCTACAAAGCCATCTGAAGTCTTGGACACACTTCCTCGCCTGGGGTCACGTCGTCTATCGGATTTGACTCTTTGGGGTGTAGATCCAGCAGGAAACCAGAGCACTCTGAAATACAATATGCTTACGTCTCACGTTCCGACTCTATACGGTCAGACGTATGATAACTACGTTTGGTCGAAGGCTGCATTGGAGAACTCAGAGCCGACTGTCACCGTCACTGGATCGATCTCAGGAACCACGCTGACCGTTACAGCCACGAACGGCGTCATCAAGGTCGGCAGTGCTATCAGCGGAAGCGGCGTGACTGCTGCCCGCATTTCTAGCCAGTTGACCGGCACAACGGGAGATGTCGGAACCTATCAGGTCAGCGTCTCACAGACCGTCGCCTCGACCTCGATTGCGGTAGATCAGCCATATCGGTTTGACGCGCCTGTCTATATGTATGTTGGGGATTCTGCACAGTATCCCTTCAAGCCAAACCAGTTGCAGCTTCATATCGCGACGTTCTCTCCTGATCCAAGTTATAACCCATCTAGTCCTGACCCAAATCTTTTCCTGAGTGGCCGAGTCAACTCATATGTTTGCGGTGGCGCTCAAGATCCTGTCGGACATATGGACGGTTCTATTGCTAAAAACTCTAGGACGGGAACGAGGCAGGCCACCAGCGGGCACAAGATTCAATCAGTTCAGTATCAGTATGCTTGGCAAGGAACACGCTGCATGTGGGGCTTTGTTAAGCGGCAGTTGACTGAGGCTGAAATAGAAACCGTACAGGTAAATTGCTACAAACTAGTATCTTAAAAAAGAAGATGCTATAACGATTAACCAAAGGAGACTAAAGCATGGCAACCACAATCGCTCGACTTGCAGAACGCAGCATGGTCCCCGAACTTGCTCGGGAAATCGTTCGCAACCTTCCTGGCAGCAACACCGCAGTTGTAGCCCTTACGCCGCTTACTGGCGCATCCGGCACGACTGGTAACGCTATCGTTGACGTTGGCGCATCGTTTAGCCAGACGACGCTCAACAACAACTTCCGCGCCCTTGAAGACAAGGTCAACGCTATCATCGCCGCTCTCCAGTCATGATTGAAAAGCGTTGGTACACATTGGCTAATGGAAGGCAGGTCTATCGGGCCGTGCCTTCCGCCGCATCTTCTGGTTCAGGCTCTTCCTTCCCTTGCCCTCGTTTTGCACGAGACGAGATTGAACCGACTTGGGGGGCGGACGGTAAGCAGTACACTAGCATGGCGGCATACCGGCGCACTCTCAAGGCGGATGGCAACCCACGCGGCGAAGAGTTCATTGAATACGGGAATGAGCCTATTCCAGAGTACAAGGCTCCTGAATTCAACAAAGCCGAACGCATTGAATCCATCAAGAAAGCAATCCACGACGTAGAGACCGGCAACGTGCCTCTCTCCGTATCTGATTAAACGTTACACCTTCTCAGACGAGGTAAAACACATGGAAAATACCCAAATCACTCAGGACATGCAGACGGATTCCACCGTCATTGATACGGATATTGATGGCGTAAAGTCTGGCGGCGGTAAGCCTCCCGTAGAGCAAAAGCCTGAGCCTAATCGTAAAGCTGAATCCGCTCGCGAAAGCCTGGAAGCTGAAGCCAAGAAGCTAACAGACAATCCTCCCAAAGACGAAGACGATGAAGACGAAAAGCCAGCCGTAAAGGACAAGGCGGAAGCCAAGACCGAAAAGGTTGAGGAAAAGCCCGCGAAGACTGAGGAATCTGCCCGCAAGGTAGATGCTAGCGAGCAGGAGGCTAAGAACCCTAAGCCGTCTGAGGGCCGCAGGAATATCGAGGCCCCTGCTCGTTTTCTACCGAATGCAAAAGACGCATGGCGGAATGTTCCGCGTGTCGTTCAGGAAGAATGGGCGCGCTCTGAGACTGAACGTGAGGCCGAAATTGCTCAGTACCGTGAGCATAAGGTGTTTCGCGAGGAGCTGAAGGACTTCGAAGATCTCGCCAAGCGCCATAATGTGCCGTTCAAACAGGCCCTGGATAATTACGTCAAGATTGAGAAGGATTTTGCAGAAGATCCCGCTAAGGGGTTTCGGCAGCTATGCCAGAATCTCAATATCTCGGCACCGCAAGCAATCGGGCATATTCTTCGCTCCGCCAACGTCACCATTCCACAGCTTATCGAGCATATGCAGCGCGAGCCGCACCAATACACGAGCCTAGCTCAGCGCCCTCAGCCGCAGCCAACGCAAGAACAGCAGCCGCAGATTACTCCTGAAGTGCGGGAACTGCAGCAGCAGATCCAGGCTTTGCGTGCTGAACAGGTTGCAAATGCTGTAATTGCCCCATTCGCGCAAGATTATCCCGAATATCACCAGCATGAGGAACAGATTGCTAAAGTCTTGCAATCTGGTATTATCGAACAAATACATGGTTCTGGCCTCAGTCCACGTGACAAGCTTGAAGCCGCTCTTTTTATGGTTGCCCCGCATGTTCGCAGGGTTACGCAAACTGAAGCGGGTGACGGCCTCACGGTTCAAGAGGAAGAACAGTCCAAAGCCCCTGCTCAAGACGTTCAAGGCGGCAAATCCGTCAAATCTTCCATCGGTGGCGTCACAGAGACGACGGTTGCAGATCGGAAGATGTCCATGAGAGACATGCTCGAAGAGGAAGCCCGTAAGATCTCCCGCCGAGCGTAAACAGGAGCAACATACATGCCGATTACTACAGATCGTCAGTATCGCCAGCTTCTCACTGCAGCCGTAGCCCGTCGCAGCCGAGAAGTTCAGGATATTGTCTACAACGCAACCCCACTCTCCCGCATCCTCCGCGATGAAGGCCGAATCAAGACGAAGCGTGCCGGTGGTCCGGAACTTCGCGTTCCGATCATGTTCGACAAGCTTCAGGCTCAGTGGTTCACTGGCTATGACAAGATCGAAATCACCCCGAAGGAACTGCTGAACTCGGCAGTATTCAACTGGTCTCGTGTCGTTAGCATGTTCTCCCTTACGGGTACTGAACTGCTGTACACTCGCGGTCAGGAAGAAGTCATCGACCTGATGGAGACCTACCTCGATGCGGCTGAGAAGTCCGTCAAGGAAGAATGGGAAATCTCCCTCGTAGGTGACGGTACTGGTCAGGGTGGCCGTCAGATGATTGGTCTTGGCGGTGCGATTCCGATCATTGCCAATACGGGTGTCTACGGCGGTATCGACCGCGCCACGGTTCCGAACTGGCGTACGTCCACGTTCAACATTCCGGCTGGTGATGTCGCAGGCTTCACGACCTGGGATGTTTCCACGGTTCGCCCGATCATTGACCGCATCTCTCTCGCCCGTTCGCGTAACGGTCGCTATGCGGATCTCCTGATTGCCGATGCCCGCGCTTATGAGCCTATCGCAGGTTCGTTCGTTGCCCATCAGCGTCTTGGTTCCGAGCGCCTTGGCCGTCTTGGCTTTGCCGGTCTGACCTACATGACGCCTGCAGGTCCGGTTGATATCGTGGCTGCTGGCGGTATCGGTAACGTCATGCCGACCAATACTGTTTACGGCATCGATACTCAGGGCCTCGCCGTCTACACCTTCCCAGGTCAGGAATTCGTACCGTTCCACTCTGGCGATGGTATGCGCCCGATTAACCAGGATGCCTACGCGCAGGGTATCGTATGGTCTGGTCAGTTGGTTCTTGAGAACCCGCTCTTCAGCTACCGTATCGTTACCGTATAAGGAGAAACGACCATGGCGAACTCTCAGCCTTTCCGCACTACTCCGCAGCTTGGCCAGCAGCTTAACGTCATTGAGACGACGCTGCCGTACTACGACCTGCTTGCGAATATCACTACTCCTTCTCCCAAGCTTGGGAACAAGGAAGTCGGCAACGATGGCGCAGATTATGTCTATGTTCAGGCGTCTGCTCTTATCGCCGCAACCGCTACGACCGGCACTCAGGTAACGGTAACGTTCCCGGCGTGGACCGTAGCAACCGGCGCTGGCGGCTATTACACCCCCGTCAATACCGCCGTTCCCTCTGGTGCCTACTTCTGGGCGCGCAAGGGTGCATACAACGCAGTACCGTAATAATGGGGAGCTTCGGCTCCCCTCACCCCTTTCTCAGACAAAGGAAACCACATGACTGAACTTGCACAGATCGACGTTCGAGACATTACCGTAACGCCCGTATTCCGCTGGATGGACATTGAGAACATTCCGAAGTCGGAGGATGCGGGCTACCTCATCAAGGAAAACCGCGAAGTTGTTCAGGTCCGCTTTGCCGGATCGAGCAACTATTCCCCGGTGTTCCCAGTTGATGCTTTCTGGAAGCGTGAGGGAAACCAGATCGTAACCTATCGTGAGCGTTGGGCGGAACAGTACCGCCAGTTCAAGGAAGGCAACCCGCAGGAAGTGAGTGGCACTCCCCTTGAGCAGCTTCGTCCATACGGCATTACTCCTGAGCAGCTTTCCTTCTGCCGCACCATGCGCATTTACAGCATCGAGGCTTTGTGCGCCCTTGAGGGTACGCCTCTCAAGAACCTTGGGATGGATAGCAACAAGCTCAAGGACATGGCTAACCGCTACATCGCAGACCATCGCACCAGCAAGGATGCAATGGCAGAGATCGAGGCACTTAAGGCTCAGATTGCCGCACTCCAGGCTTCTCATGTTACGGTTCCGGTCCCCGCCGAGGACTCTACGCCTGAAGAAATCCAACAGGCCATGCTTTCTCAGATGACAGAAGACGAACTCCGGGCTTTCATTGAAGAGAAGACTGGCGCTAAGCCGGATGGCCGTCTGAAGCATGAAAGCCTCGTGAATCTCGCCAAAGGACTCTAAATGTCTGTTTTGACCGCTCTACAATCCGCAGCAATTAGACTGATTGGCCGCAAGCCGTCAGTCTTTTTCTCGTCTCAGAATCAGTTTGAGATGGAGCTTGTAGATCTGGTCAACGATGCGGCTAACGACATCATGCAGCACAATGATTGGCAGTCCTTGATAGGGATTGCCAATTTTACCGGAGACGGCACGATTTCATCGTTTGATATCCCCGATGGGTATGACCGAATGATGCTGACTGCTGAAGTTCAAGACCTCAACAATTGGGTGTGGGGTTATCAGCATGTCCCGTCAGTCAATGATTTCATTCGGATTCAGGCGCGTGAACTTGGACCTTATCCGGGTATCTGGTGTATCTTTGACGACAAGTTCAACTTCTACCCCGCTCCTCCTGCAGGACAGTTAGCTACGTTCCCGTACATCAGCAAGAACTATGCCCTTGCGTCAGACACGACAACGACCAAGCCAGCCTTTACGGCGGATGATGATACTTTCAGAATCAAGAACGGCGAAAGCCTTTTGACGTTGTGGATTATCTGGCGGTGGAGAGAGAACAAGAAGCTTGATTATACCGGTGATCAGGAAAACTTTACCCTTGCGATTGATCAGCTCGCCGCAAAAGACAAAGGCTCCCGCGTTTACCGTTCCTATACAACTCGTCTGAGAGGCAACTTCAGGACCGCATGGCCGTATACGTTGGGCTGAGGAGAATGAATGTACTATCGCCCCGCTCTGAAGCAGAAGAAGACCGCTCCTCGCGCTTCCCAGGTTAAGGTATTCGGATCTCCCACTGCTGGATGGCTGGCAAACCGGCAGCTTTCCAACCCCGAAGGCGTTCAAGGCGCTGCTCTCCTAGATAATTATTTCCCAACCGCCACATCCGCGATGCTTCGCCGTGGGAAAGAACTGACGGTTACGCTTGGCACTGATGATGTGCTTTCGATGTTTTCGTATAATTTCGGCAATAATGAAAAGCTATTCGCCGCAACCAATGTTGGTATCTATGATGTACCGACCGGTAACATTGTCTACAGCGGAACGACAAATGGGCGCTGGAAAACGACGCAGTTCGCTGCTACCGGAAATACCTATCTCATAGGCGTCAACGGGAGTGATCGCGGATTCATCTACGATGGCTCTAATTATTGGCCGAATGTCAAAGGTGGCGTTTCAGCGCTCAACTACGACGCTCGTACCGTTGCATTCGTTGGGGGAACACTGACGGGCGGAACGTCAGGCGCGACAGGAACGATTTACAAGGTTGTTGTAGGCGTTCCGAATACCATTGGAACGATCTACCTAACCAACGTCACCGGGACATTCCAGGATAACGAAATAATCACTGCTAGCGGAGGTGGATCTGCTACGGCGAATGGTGTTGCCTCGCTGTCTGTTCCTGGCGTTGATTTCGGTACTGGTGTGACTTCTGCGGACATGAGTTTTGTATGGGTCTACAAGAACGCTCTGTACTTCCTGAGAAAAGACAGCCTTTCATTTTACTACCTCCCTGTTGACAGCATTGGAGGGGTGGCGACAGAAGTAAGCCTTGCTGGCGTTCTGACCATCGGCGGCAAGCTCATGATTGGTCAGGGTTGGTCGCTAGATACAGGTCAGGGCGGCGGGCTTTCCGAGCAGTGCGCGTTCATTTCGGACGAAGGCGAAGTTGCCATCTATCAAGGTCTCTCCCCTGCGGCTAATCAGGGATGGAGCCTTGTGGGCATTTACCGGATTGGGGCCGTACTTGGTGATAAGGCATGGGTTAGAGCTGGGGCTGACTTGTTGATTGGAACCACTATTGGAATGGTATCTCTCTCCCAAGCCATCCAAAGGGATGTAGCCGCTATTGCGCCGCAAGCTGTTTCTTATCCTATTCATGACGCATGGGTAGACGCCCTTAATCGCAGAGGCATGACGGATTGGCAGGCAATTATCTGGCCTGAAGGTCAAATGATTGCGGTTGCTCCTCCTAACATCATTGGCGGAGATAAACCGGTAATGTATGTGGTAAACGCAAATACGATGGCGTGGTGCCGCTTTACCAATTGGGATGCTCTATGCTTCTGCGTGTTCCAGGGTAATTTCTATTTTGGATCTCCCAATGGAGAGGTGTATCAAGGAAACGTCTCTGGTTACGATAACGGCCAGCCCTACACAGGGGCTTATATCCCCCTTTTCGAGGACATGGGCGCTCCCAGCAATCTCAAGGTTCCAAAGATGGGCCGCGCTGTCCTGCGCTCTCTGAGCCATGTCGATGACTCCTTGACCTTTAAATCCGAGTATGATGTTTCTCTAAGCGATCCTCCGAATGCCGGAATAGTCTCAGGGGACTCTCTGTGGGGTTCCGCTGTTTGGGGAACCGCTGTGTGGGGTTCGTTCACGGATACGGTAATTGATGAAAATTGGCAGTCAATCGGCGGCGCAGGTTATGCTTGCTCTCTTTTGCATCAGGTAACATCAGGCTCTATCGGAGCGATTGACACGGAGATTGTCCGGCTTGAAATGACCTACACTGTTGGGGAATTCGTGTCGTGATCGAAACTGAGTATTATGGCCCGCAAACACCTCAGCAAAACCGCATTGTAGGAGATTTTGTTTCTAATCTCGTATGGAAACAGCCTGGAATGTTGGAAAAATATTGCACAATGGGTGTTTTTGACGATGGTGAGCTTATCGCCGGTACGGTTTACCATAACTGGCACCCAGACGAAGGAATCATTGAATTGTCCTCGGCTTCGCTAAGTAAGAAGTGGCTGACAAAGCGTGTTATTTCGGCTATGTTCGCGTTACCATTTGAGCGGCTAGGATGCCAGTTGGTTGTCTTGAGGGTTTCGGAGCGAAATACAGGAATGTGCAAGATAGCCCGCCGCTTTGGTTTCGATGAGACTTATATTCCGAGACTAAGGGGACGTGACGAAGGCGAGGTAATCTTTCGCTATACCGATGACCAGTGGCGTGAGTCGCCCTATAGAGGAGATTAACCATTGGGAAAGTCCGCTCCGAAGGCTCCAGATCCCGCAAAGACCGCCGCTGCTCAGGGCCAGTGGAATAGCTTCACTGCACAGCAACAGCAGGCGATGAACCAGACCAATCAGGTTTCTCCGTGGGGTACTCTCACGTATGACCAGACTGGTTCTCAAACCATTATCGACCCGAACGGTAAAGCGGTCCAGGTTCCCAGGTATACAGCGACAACCGCGCTTACTCCTGAGCAGCAAAAGATTTATGATCAGTCGCAGCAGGCAGATATCAACCTCTCGCAGATTGCCAACCAGCAGTCGGCAAAAGTTGGCGAGCTTCTAAACGACCCGTTCAGTTTCAGCAATGACGATGCCTCTCAGTGGGCATATGACCTTGCCTCGCCGCGCATCCTGAAACAGCAGCAGCAGAACCAAGCTTCGCTAGAGACTCAGCTTGTGAACGCTGGTATTCGTCGCGGTACGCCTCAATGGGATGCTGAAATGTCGCGTCTCACAAACGCTAATAGCGACCAGCTTAACCAGCTTGCTTTGACCGGTCGCTCCCAGGCGTTCAGTGAAGCTCTTGCGCAGCGTAACCAGCCGCTTAACGAAATCATTGGCCTCATGTCTGGTACGCAGATCCAGAACCCCAACGCTACCTTTGCTCAAACTCCTCAGAGCCAAGTGGCGGGCGTGGATTACACGGGATTGGTCAATCAGCAGTATCAATCTAAACTCAATGCTTATAACTCGCAGATGGGTGCTCTTGGTGGCCTGTTTGGTGGAGTTGCATCCATATTTGGAGGACTTTAATGGTTGGAAACCTGCGAGACCTTCTTCCGGCAGTCTTCACCGGACCAAATGGACAACCATTGACTCCTGATCAAGTTAGGGCAAGGCAAGCTATTGCGGCGTCCCTTCTAGAGCGAGCCACAGATACATCCCCTACGGCAGGAGGTTGGGCTAGTGTATTGTCAAAGGGCGTTCAGGGTTTCGCTTCAGGTTATAAAAATCGTTCTGCGGAAAGAGGATCTGAAGCGGCAACGAAAGCAGATTCCGATCTGTCTTCTGCCCTTCTTGGCTCTCTAGGCGGCGGTTCTGCACCAACTGTGCCGATGACCGATGCCAATGCGCAAGTAGCGGCGACTTCTCCTTCCGCTCTTCCTTCCGGTGACAATGCGGATTACATCAGAAATGGCCTGATCAGCCGTGGCTTTTCTCCGCAGGTTTCCGATGCCTTCCTTGCAAATTTCCAGGATGAAAGCGGACTCAATCCAGGAATCAATGAGCAGAACCCCGTAGTAGCAGGATCTCGTGGCGGATACGGTCTGTATCAGCTTACAGGGCCTCGCCGTGTGGCCTATGAGAACTTTGCCAAGGAGCGCGGTGTCGATCCCTCCAATATCGACGCTCAGCTTGATTTCCTGAAGTATGAAGTCAATGGGCCTGAAGCAGCCGCAGCCAAGACATTTATGGATGCACCTGATACGGCAACAGCGGCACAAGCGATTGTGAATAATTTCTTGCGTCCAGCGCCTCAATATCGTCAGGAGCGCGCCGCTCGGTATGCTTCTTTGCCTTCAGTGCAGACGGCTCCGGTCTCTACTGTAGAGGTTGCCTCTATTGCTCCTGTAACGGCAACTGACGCTTCTCCAATTGGGCAAGGGCAAACTGTTGCTGATCCGACTGTAGCCACACCGCAGAATATCTCACCTGTTGCTCAGGCTTTGACGGCACCGGTAAAGGGTGATCGTTTAGGCGCAACAACGATGCAGAACTTCAACGACCGGTTCGGTTCTGCCGTGCCAGTGTCTGACATTCCAGAGATCTACAGCCAGCCGCAAGATTTCCCCGCTCCTCAGCAGGCTCCCGTTCAGGCCACCCCACAGCCAGCCCCCGTTGCGGCGGTTCCGTCTTTGCCCGCCATTCAGCCGCCTCCTGCGCTGCCTCCCGCTGTCATTCAGGCGCTTTCCAGCCCTTACGCTAGTGAGAGCACAAAGCGGGTTGCCTATTCTCTTCTGCAGCAAAACCAAGAACAGAAGCAGGCATATCAGGAACAGGTGTTGAAGCGTCAGGCGACACAGCAGGCGTTGCAGCAGCGTCAATCCGTTGCGCAAAGCCTTGGCATAAATCCGCAGTTGGCCGCTGATGATGATGCTTGGAAACAGGCCGTATCGGCCGCTAGTGGGGGTGCTAAGTTCATCAACGCGGGTGATGGGAATATCTACAATTCTCAGACCGGAGAATGGATACAGCGCCCTAATTCTGGACAGCCTAAATTTAGACAGGCGACGACTGAAGAAATTCAGCGGTATGGGGTAAATGGTCAGGTAGACCAAGATGGAAAATTCTACCCCATTACTCCGCCACGAGGAACTTCAATTACTCTTGGTAATGACGGATCTCTTCAGTTTAATGAAGGTGCTGGCGTGACGCAGCGTGCCCCTACTGAGGCGCAGGCAAAAGACGCATTCTTTACCACTAGAATGACGGCGGCTTCTCCGACTCTTGATAAATTCGAACAGACGCTTCTCAGCCCTGATCAGGTAGCGGCGGATTACGTTCCGGGTGGAAGATACTATCAGTCAGAAGAATACCAGCTTGCTAGGGATGCTGGCGACGATTTTGTGGCGTCCTATCTCCGAAAGGATTCTGGCGCAGCCTTGACCAAGGAAGAGCGCTCGGAATATGGGCGGATGCTTCTTCCTCAACCGGGAGACAAACCCGCTGTTATTGACGCAAAAAGACAACGTCGTCAGATTGCTATTCAAGCTATTAAGTCTGGCCTTCCTCCCTCGTCGGTTGACAGCGTTCTTAAAGCTATTCAGGCGGTTCCTGGCGCTGATAAAGCGGCTATGACAACGGAAGAGAAGAATATAATCCAGACAGATATTCCGGGCGTCACAATTCGCAGGAAAAATTAAATGCCAACATACGAAGTTGAAGTAAACGGCCAAAAATTTGATATTGACGCACCGGATGATAACGCTGTGCAAATGGCTGTGCGGCAACTTCAAGGCCAGAAAAATAGTTCCGAAGGCACAGGTCCAAATCTGGATGAGTATTACTCGTCAGGAATATACTCCGGTGCCTATAACCCACTAGGCCCCATCGCAAAGACCGTCGATGCTTTCGCCACAAATGCCCAAGCCGCTCCGTTGTTTGGGTGGGGAGATGAGGCTGTAGGTGGTCTTTCAGTTCTGGGTGGCGGAGATTACCAGAATAACACTAATGCAGTTCGCTCAAGAGAAGAGCAGCTATCGAATAGCAATCCCATTGCTTCCACAGCAGGGACGATTGCCGGTAGCGCGCTGACTGCAGGCGGCTTGTCTCAGGCTGGCGTTCTTCCATCGGGAATGTTGCCGCAGGGCGCATCGCTGCTGTCGAGGGTAG